AATCTAAACGAATCGTTTGAAGAAACAATCAAGTCTCGCCATCGTGATGAATTCACATATGATTCATTCTCTGAAGGTGAAAAAATGCGTATTGATTTGGCGTTACTGTTTACATGGCGCCAGATTGCAAAACTGAAGAACTCTACAAATACCAATCTACTCATTCTAGATGAAGTGTTTGATTCTTCACTAGATACTGTTGGTACCGATGAGTTCTTGAAATTGATACACGATATGGGTGCCGATACTAATGTCTTTGTGATATCACATAAAGGTGATATTCTCTTTGACAAATTTAGGTCGGTGATTAAGTTTGAAAAGAAAAATAATTTTTCGCAGGTGGCAAAATGAGTGAAGTTTTAAAATTTAATACAGAATCTTGGAAAGAAGATTTAGACAAAAAAGCAAAGGAACATATTCCGTTATTTCCTTTGGTACCAGAGACACATGCTGCTCTAAAACAAAAAACTGTAGAATTTGATTTTACAAATCCTCAAGTAAATCCTAATGAGTTTGCATCATCTCTTGTTGAGACATGTAAACATTATGGTGGATTGGGACTTTCCGCAAATCAATGTGGTTTCAACTATCGTGTGTTTGTCATGGGTTCTGGTGACAACTATGTTGCATATTTCAATCCTAAGATTTTAGAAACATCAACAGAACAAGAACATCTAGATGAAGGTTGCTTGTCGTTTCCTGCGTTGTTTATCAAAGTCACTCGTCCATCAAAAATCAAAATTCAATACCAAGATTTTAATGGTGAGACTCATCAAAAAGAATTTCATGGAATGACTGCTCGTTGTTTCTTGCATGAATATGACCACATGGAAGGTATCACTTTTGATACAAGAGCAAAACCAATGGCACTTGCACTTGCCAAGAAAAAGCGTGTAAAATTGTTTAGCAAAATTGCTAGAAGTGGAATGCGTCTTGGTACAAATTGACCAACTGCTTTGTGATGTAATCGCAAAAGAATCTAAAGAAGATGAAGTTGCTGTCCTACTTTCGGGTGGGGCAGATTCTTTATCTGTTGCACTTGCTGCACATCGTCTAGGTAAAAAGATTCATGCATATACCTTTCATCTACATGACCAAATGACATATGACTTTGGTAAAGCGATGAACACATGTAATCAGATGAAATGGGAATGCACACCTGTTATTGTTCCTGTTGATAATCTTATTTCAGATTTTCATAGATTGCGTACAGAGTTTGGATGTGTGAAGAAAACACATTTTGAATGCTGCTATCCTTTTATGTACATCTATCCGCAGATTACACAAAAAGAAGTTCTGTCTGGTTGGGCTGCTGATGGTTATTTTGGTGTCAGCAAGAAAGCAAACATACACTACAAACACACAAAAGTTTTGTTTGACACTTTCCGTAACGAATACTTTGAAGCAGACAATCGTGCTGGATACATTTGGCACAATCGTGTGGCAGTGGCAAACAATAAGAAGTTTATTGCACCATATCTGGATTCTACCATTAAAGATTACTTTTACCAATTTGATTGGTATGAAGTCAATCAACCATATCAGAAACATCATGTAATAGAAGCGTTCCCAGAGTTCCAAACTATTGGTAAACCGAAGAAGCACATTAATCTCCAACTTGGTTCGGGTATTGACAAACTGTTTGAGAACCTGTTACAATCAACAGAAATCAATTTTAAACAACGCAAGCGAATGCTTGATGTATATCGTGACTGGAAAGATTATGACAGATTATCAACCTTACACAGTTGAGGATGTAAAAAATTCATCGGCTAGAGAACTGTTTACCGTAGTTAGTACATTTGCTGGAGGCGGTGGTTCATCGACTGGCTATCGTCTTGCTGGCGGTAAAGTTATTGCAATGAATGAGTTTGTAGAAGAAGCCGTAAAGACTTACTCGACAAACTTCCCCGACACCAAGATTATTCCTGGTGACATCAAAGCACTTAAAGGCTCTGACTTTCTTGCTGCTGCAAACTTGCAACCTGGACAACTTGATATCTTTGATGGCTCACCACCATGCTCTGCATTCTCTGTTGCAGGTAAGCGTGAAAAGGGTTGGGATAAAACTAAGACATATTCTGACGGCAAGATTGTTGCAAACATCGAAGATTTGTTCTTGGAGTTTATTCGTGTTGCAAGTGAACTGAAACCTAAAGTGATTATTGCTGAGAATGTCAAAGGTATCACTATGGGTAAAGCAATCCATAAGTTGCATACTTTTCAGAATCTATTTCAAGGTATTCAGCCTGGCTACTATGTAACATATCATGTATTGAATGGTGCAGACTATGGTGTGCCTCAAGCCCGTGAGCGTCTATTCTTTGTTTGTGTTCGTAACGATGTACTGGATGCAATTGGTATTCATGAGATGGGTTTGAAGTCTACAACATTCCCAAAACCAACTACACCTAAGCATATCTCCATTCGTTCTGCTATTGGAAGTATAGACAACGATCCAGAAGAAGAAAAGATGTTGGAAGATTTTGTTCAAGGTTCATTTCAAAAGAAATTCTTGGAACCTCTACCATTCAATCCAAAGAAACACACTAAACCTTCTGATGTTCAATTTCGAGACTGGAATCCTAAAGCATCATGCTTCAATATGATTCGTCCAGCACCACATCTTCCATCACCAACTCTCACACAACAAGGGCAACAGCGTGGAGTATCTGGTGTGTTTCACTACGAAAAGAATCGTAAACTCACAATCAAAGAATTGAAGCGCCTGATGTCTTTACCAGAAGATTATCAGTTGACAGGTACATTTGACCAACAAGCAGAACGCTGTGGTCGTATGGTTGCACCAAAGATGATGGCAGCACTAGCATCTACGGTGTACGAAAAAATATTGAAACCTTACAAGGAATTACATAATGACTAAATTTACATTTGCACAGCGTGAAGAAGGCTTTGATACTCACATAGAGAAATCTATTCGTGGCTATTCAAACCTTTGGAATGATGTGCTAAAAATCTCAGAATACTTTGTTGAAGATAACTCCAGAGTTGTTGACATTGGATGTTCATCTGGTAAGTTATTGAAAGCAATGATTGACCAAAACAAGTTTGCACCAAAAGCAGAATATGTTGGTGTAGAGATTGAAGAAGATTTCTTTTCTGGATTTAAAGATGATATCGGTAGCGGTATGTTTCCTAATCTGAATTATTTCACTGGTGATATCCGTGACTATGATTTTGGATTAGAAAAATGTTCTCTGGTAACATCAATCTTCACACTTCAGTTTATGCAAGAGGATCAACGATTCAATGCAATCAAACAAATCTATAATGGGTTAAAGTATGGTGGTGCATTCGTATTTGCAGAAAAGACTTTCTCAGAATCTGCAAAGATACATGAGATTCGTACCTTCACATACTATGATTACAAGCGACAAAACTTTACATCCGATGATATCTTAGATAAAGAGCATCAGTTGCGTCACATGATGAAACCTAACACTCGCAAAGAACTAATCTCAATGTGTTCTATGGCAGGTTTCTCATTTTCTGAAATAGATTCGTTCTGGCAGAATCATGGTTTTACTGGATTTATTGCGGTGAAAAGATGATACAGACACTACAAAACATTCAAGATTTGCAGAGCAAGACTCTGGCATTCTATCTCCGTAATCTAAAATCGTTGGTTCGGAATGATAACTTTTTCATCTATGTGATTGAACTTCTATTTGCAAATTACCAAGTGGTAACAACACTCGGTGGAATGTTTTTAGTTTTTTTGCTATTGTTGATTTTTTATCCGTTCATGCGCATATATAATATATCAGCAGACCTTATGTCCGTTTATTATCATCCATCATATAAAAATGGTGAACATGACAAAGAACATAAGAAAAATGTTGACACACAGCAGAAACCGTGATAAAATGATAGTTCTCTCGCAATGAGAGGTCTTTGTTATTAACTATATTATAGGAGCATATTATGTCTAAATTGACTGCTAAAGAAAAAATCCTCGCCGCTTTGACTAAGAAAACAGGTTACAACACATTTACCATTGCACAGGGTCAACGCCGTTTTGGTATCAAAAATGTTGCAGCACGTATTCATGAGTTGCGTGAAGAAGGATATTCTATTTACTCAAATCCACGCAAAAACGCTGACGGTGCAAGAGTTGTCGAGTACCGTTTGGGTAAGCCATCAAAGTCGTTTAAACAAAACGCAAAAGCAAAAGGCATCAAAGTTCAAACTGTTGCCTAAACAGCGAGGGGAGCGATCCCCTCTTTTTAATTATCAGGAGATACAATGCAATTAAATTTTGACCTCTCTGTTGATGAAGTTAATATCATTCTTAACTCATTGGCTGCACAACCTTACAATCAAGTCTTTGCTGTAATGGAAAAACTTAAAGGTAGTGCAAATGCTCAGATTATGAAACAGCAAGCATTGGCTGCACAAAATGCACCCACACTAAACATTATTCCAGCAAACGAAGAATAAGAGGAACATAATGGAAATTACAATCAAGACAGATGAACTCAAGAAAAAGAGTTTATTCGTTGCTACACCAATGTATGGTGGAATGAATCATGGCTTATACATGAAGTCATGTTTGGATTTGCAAGGTATGCTTATGCAATATGGCGTATCAGTAAAATTCTCATTCTTGTTCAACGAATCGCTAATCACTCGTGCCCGTAACTATTTGGTTGATGAGTTCATTCATCGTTCAGATTGTACACACTTGTTGTTCTTAGATTCAGATATTAACTTCAATCCTCAAGATGTTGTTGCATTACTTGCACTTGACAAAGATGTTGCTGGTGGTCCATATCCTAAGAAAGCAATCAAATGGCGTGCCGTCAAGAAAGCAATGGAACGCAATCCTAACATTGAACCTCATTTGCTTGAGCAAGTTACAGGTGACTATGTTTTCAATCCAGTTCACGGTACATCACAATTCTCAGTATCTGAACCTCTTGAAGTTATGGAAATCGGTACAGGTTTCATGATGGTTAAGCGTGAAGTGTTCTCTAAAATGGAAGATGCGTATCCTATGATTCGCTACAAACCTGACCATGTTGGACAAGCACACTTTGATGGTTCACGCTACATCCATGCATTCTTTGATACTGTTATTGACACTAAAGAATCTATCACTGGTGGTGGTTCAGACCGTTACCTATCTGAAGATTACATGTTCTGTCAGATGTGGCGTAAAATTGGTGGAAGCATTTGGTTGTGCCCATGGATGAAAACTTCACATATCGGTACATATCATTTCCAAGGTGATATGCCTGCTGTTGCTAACTTTGTTGGAGAAATGTAATGCTCATTGGCTTAGTGGGATTCATCGGTTCCGGTAAAGGAACTGTAGGTGATATTCTTTGTGATTTTGGTTTCACTAAGCAAAGTTTCGCAGGTCCAGTCAAGGATGTTGCATCTGTAATGTTCGACTGGCCTCGTTACTTACTAGAAGGTGATACGAACGAATCTCGTAAATTTAGGGAAGCACCTTGTCCCTTCTGGTCCAAAATGATGGGGAGAGATTTTACTCCTCGTGAAGCATTGCAAAAGTTAGGCACCGAAGTAGGTCGAGATACATTTGACAAAAACTTTTGGGTGTTGCGTTTACAACAACGTTTGAATTCTAATGAAAATGTTGTGTTGACTGATACCCGTTTTCCTAATGAAATTAAATGGATCCATCAGCAAGGTGGAATTGTTATCGAAGTTCAGCGTGGTGCAAATCCAGACTGGTACTATGATTTCGTTGACTATAATCAAATAGGTGTATATAATAAGAAACCTAATATTGACATTCATCCATCTGAGACTGCATGGATTGGTGAACAAGTTGATGCAACACTTCATAACGATGGAACAGTGGAAGACTTGAGAGTTGGTGTTGAAAATCTATTGACTAGATTTTACGGAAAGAGTAAAATTGATTTGTTATTAAAAGGAAGTGAATATGAAACTATCTAATGAAACGACTAGCATGTTGAAAAACTTTGCTACGATTAACCAAAGCATTCTTTTCAAACCAGGTAAAGAATTGCGAACAATCTCTGCAATGCGTAATGTATTGGCACAGGCAACTATTGAAGAAGAAATTCCTCGTGAGTTTGCTATCCATGACTTGAATCAATTCTTGGGTGTCATGTCCATGTACAAAGATTCAGCAGAACTTGCGTTTGATGACAACAATGTTATCTTTTCTGGTCTTGGTGGTCGTAGTCGAATCAAGTATCGTACAGCAGCAAAGGAAACGATTGTTACTCCAGACAAAGCAATGAATTTTCCTGAAGCAGAAGTTGATATTACACTTACCGAATCAGACTTTGATTGGGTTCTACAAACATCTCGTATTCTTGGTTCTACTGCAATCGGTATCGAATCTGATGGTTCTAAAGTTACTGTTTCTACCTTTGATCCCAAAGATGATTCCGCAGCATTGAATACATTAGAACTTGATATTCCTGCAACTGGAACTTATAAGTTTGTTTTTAATATCGACAACATCAAACTGATTCCTGGTGCATACTCAATCAAGATTTCATCAAAAGGCATTTCGCATTTTCAAAATGTAAACAAGCCTGTTCAATATTGGATTGCAACCGAATCCGCATCATATCAAGGATAATATGTCATTTCTATTTTTCACAAACGCATCTCCTGAATTTAAAGATGAGTCTATCGCCATCAATTCAGAATGCATTCTTTCTGTTACTGAAGGTAAAGAAGGCGGAACCTTTCTATTCGCTGGAGGCGGAATTACTTGGCATGTAAAGGAAGATTACTTGGAAACAATTTCAGCACTAAACGGTGCAACAACAGGAGGATGTAATGGTTGCCGTTGATACATTATTTGGTACCTTCAAAGAAGATGATTTGAAATCTCTGCGTGGTGCTCTTGATGAAATTTCTCATGCTATGACCAAGAATGAAAGCATCAAGCAAGAAATCAAAGATATTATTGATGCAGTTTACGATAAACATAAAGTGCCTAAAAAGATTATTCGCAAGATGGCTAAAGCACATCACAAGCAAACATTCCAAGAGGAAGTTGCTGAATATAAAGAATTTGAAGCATTGTATGTTGGTGTAACTGAATCCAAATGACATATAATTATGAGTTTGTTTCTCCACCCAAATCAGTTGGGTATTGGATGATTGACCCAAGCATGAGATACCACTCTCCACATAAACCTAAATGGTTAAAAAGATTTATGATGAAGTGGGTATTTGATATAAAATGGGTCGATGAGATTAAGTGATTTATTATTTTATTATGAGGTATGTGAATGAGTCAAATTCTATGGACGGAAAAGTATCGTCCTCGTAAAGTAGAAGATTGTGTCTTACCCGATTCTATCAAAAAGACCTTTCAGGAATATGTTGATAGAAAAGAAATCCCAAATCTGTTACTAGCAGGTTCTGCGGGTGTCGGTAAGACTACAATCGCCAAAGCATTGTGTGAAGAAGTCGGCTGCGACTACATCGTTATCAATGGTTCAGACGAATCAGGTATTGATGTGTTTCGTACCAAAATCAAAAACTATGCATCTTCAATGTCTCTCCGTGGTGGACGCAAAGTCATTATCATTGATGAGGCTGATTACCTAAATCCCAACTCTACACAACCTGCGTTGCGTAATGCAATAGAAGAATTCGCAAAGAATTGTTCCTTCATCTTTACATGTAACTTCAAGAATCGTATCATTGAACCGTTACATTCTCGTTGTGCTGTCGTTGAATTTAAAATTCAAAACGGTCAAAAAGCAAAGATGGCTTCAGGATTCATGAAGCGTATTGAATGGATTTTGGATGAAGAAGGTGTGACATTTGATAAACAAGTTGTTGCCGCTGTCATCACAAAACACTTTCCAGATAATCGTAGAGTACTGAATGAATTGCAGCGTTATGCTGCATCTGGTAACAACAATATTGATTCTGGTATTCTTGCGCAAGTTTCTGATGTAAATATTACGGAACTTGTCAAAGCAATCAAAGGTAAAGATTTCAGTTCGGCTCGTAAATGGGTTTCGATGAATCTCGACAATGATCCTGTGCAAGTATACCGTAAGATTTATGATTCTCTGAATGACCACTTGGAAGGTTCGTCTGTACCTCAAGCAGTTTTGATTCTTGCAAAATATCAATATCAATCTGCATTTGTTGCTGACCAAGAAATCAATCTGGTTGCATGTCTTACTGAATTCATGGTTGAGTGTGAGTTCAAATAATGGCTGATTTGTTCAAAGAAGTTGTTCCTTCTATTCTTCAAACCAAAAAGGATGTACTGCAAACTGAACAAGATGTGAAAGAGTATGCGCCTTTCATGGTGAATCGTGCTTTGTCTTATCATGTTGACTGTATTCTACATGCAAATGCTATGAATATGAATCACGGATTAGACAAAAATCTTCAATATCAATATCTTCTAAATAGTATAAGACCGATGAAGCGCAAGTTTAGTCCTTGGCATAAATCGTCGGTAGATAAGAATTTAGAATGTGTTAAGGAGTATTATGGCTTTTCAAATCAAAAAGCAAAGGAAGCACTCCGTATTCTAAACGATGAACAACTCGCTTTCATAAAAGAAAGAACAAACAAAGGCGGAATTGTGAAATGATTAGTATAGAAGATATGGTCGAGGTGACTCTAAACCAACAAGACGATTTCCTGAAAGTGCGTGAAACATTGACACGTATTGGCGTAGCATCAAAAAAAGATAATGTGTTATATCAATCTTGTCACATCTTGCATAAGAGAGGCAAATACTATATTGTACACTTCAAAGAACTATTTGCACTTGACGGTAAACCAACAGATATTGCGGAAAATGATTTAGCACGTAGAAATACAATTACCAACTTACTGCAAGACTGGGAATTGATTACTATTGTTGATAAAAACAAAACACAAGAACCTGTTGTGTCTTTGTCGCAGATTAAAATAATTGCACACAAAGACAAACATAATTGGGAACTTGTACCAAAATATAACATTGGAAAAAAGGCCCAAGTTATATAAATACTTGCATCTCACTCGGGATGGGAACGTTAAAGGTGGAACCTGGTCCTACCGCAACGTAATACTCCAGGAATAGTTCTCCACTACCTTAGGAGCGTTAGTAAAACGGACAAACGATATTGTCGCTGGAGAACGTAACCAGCAACCCGTCACGCCTTCGGGGTGACAAATTTATTAACTCGCTTTTTAGGAGAAAAATATGACTCTACACTACGGTAGAAACTTACTGCCTTCCTCGGTCGGATTCGACAGACTTCTTTCCACGATTGAAGATTTTGAGGGCATGTTCGCAAATCAAAAACCCCAAGCATATCCACCATACAACATTCTCAAGTTGAATGATACGAACTATCAAATTCAACTTGCAGTCTCTGGTTTCACTCGTGCAGACCTGGACATTGAATTCAAAGATGGTAAACTAACAGTAACTGGTAAGCAGGGACCAACAGTTGACGGAATTGAATATCTGCATCGAGGTATCGCTGCAAGAGATTTTGTTCACAATTTTGTTCTTGCTGATACTGTTGTTGTTAGGTCTGCGGATATCGTCAATGGTCTGCTGGTTATCACCCTGGAGAACATCATTCCAGAAGAAAAGAAACCACGCAAGATTGAAATTGGTGTTGTAGAAACACAACATCCATCACTTGAAAAACTATTGACAGAAGCCAAGTAATCTGCTACAATACGGGTAAGGGTTGAAAATTCTTACCCGACATATCATGAAACCTGTTGTTAAAAAACTACAAAATCGCTTTAATGTTGCTGAGATTTACTATACCTTTTCTAATTGGGAAACCAAGAAGATTGATGGTGTAGAGTTTATCTACATCATTAAAAACATTGGTATCCGTGAAACCCCAAAATTGATGCGTAAAGATTCTTTGGTTCCTGTGAAATGAAAATTGCTATTTGTTCAGACCTTCATCTAGAATTCGGTGACATTAAACTAGAAAATAAAGATAATGCTGATGTGTTAGTATTATCTGGTGATATCTTTGTTGCCTCGCATTTAACTCCAGAACGAAATTTTAGATTTAGTGATGTTTCAAAATATGAACGCATTATTGATTTTTTGAAGAATGTTTCTACAGAATTCAAAGAAGTGATTTTGATTATGGGTAACCATGAACATTATGATGGTGACTTTGCTGAGACTGCAAACCTTATTCGCAAAGTAACAAGTAATCATTCGAATATCCATTTTATGGATAAAGAAGTTTGGGAACACAATGATTATGTTTTTGTTGGTGGTACTCTGTGGACTGATTTTGCAGGACACAATGAAGATTATATGTCCATGATTATTAATATGATGAATGATTATCGTGGAGTTTTGAATTCTAGTAGAATGGTTGAGTATAATGGATTTGTACCTAATCCAGATGGTGGTCCTGCTATAAAAACCAAGATGAAGCGTCCTGGTTTGTTTACACCGCAGGATGCATTTGATGACCACAAGGCTATGTTGGATGTTATTTCACAAACATGTATTGATAATCCAAACAAAAAGATTATTGTGTGTAGTCATCATGGTCCTAGTGGATTATCAACACATCCTCGTTACAAAAACCAAAAGATGATGAATTCTGCATACAATTCAAATTTGGATTCTTTTATTTTGGATCATCCACAAATTAAATTGTGGACACATGGTCACACCCATGATGTGTATGATTACATGATTGGTTCTACCAGAATCGTATGCAATCCTCGTGGTTATGTTGAGTATGAACAACGGGCAGATGAATTTGAACTATTGACAATTGAAGTGTGAGGTGTTATAATGAGCATTCTAGTTCCGAGGACATTCACTATCTTAGGTGATGCGGTTGAAAGTGGTATTGCGATGGGTTATGCAAGAGCATTTAAACATGACGATGACCCATCACCAGATGTCATCAAACAATCAATTTATGAAGAAGTGATTAATTCTATTTTTGAAGTATTTGAATTGAAAGACCAAAATGATAACTGACCGTTTTGAATTAGAACAATCTATTATGGATTGCTGGAAGATTACTGATGATATTGTTATGTTAGAACAACAAGGTGCTAACATGTCTGATATTGTTAGCCTTGCTTCCATTTATGAATATAAATTTGATAAGTTGTGGACAATCTTTACTCAAATGATTAAAGACCGCAACATTACATAAATAAACCTCTGGCGTTAGTATAATGGATAATACAGGGGATTTCTACTCCCTAGATGTGGGTTCGATTCCTGCACGCCGGACCAAATAATATTATGATACCAATTAAACTATTAAGCACTATACAAAAAGACCGACTGAAACAACATTTGTTTTCGATGACAGATGAAGATGTTCGTATGCGGTTTGGTATGGCGATGAATCATGATGCGATTTCCGCATATCTAGATAAATCGTTTGACCAGTATGGTCGTTGGAACATGTGGTTCATTGTTGAAGAAGGTGAT